CGATGGCCCCGATCTGGTGGAAGTGCGCCGGGTCGGTGACATGAATACGGTGATCTACAAGGTTTCTGAAAAGCTGGGCTTTCTGGAAGAACATTTCCCCCTGGAACTGGCCGCCTATCAGAAGACCGGGGCGACCCAGATTCGCGCCAAGGGCACGCCGCTGACGGACATCAAGGGCCTGGGCAAGCGCCGTGCATCCACCCTGGAAAAACAGGACGTGAAAACCGTCGAACAGCTGGCCGAATTGTCGGATGCTTCGATCAATTCGCTGGGTGCGGGCATGGTCGATCTGCGCAAGAAGGCCCGCGATCACATAGCCGGTGCCGCTGGCATTGAGCCTATACGGACGGTCGGATGACCCTGCTGACGATCTGCCAGGACGCGGCCCAGATTATTGGCATCACTGCGCCGGACGCCGTGACTTCCTCCACCGATACGTCGGTGATCCAGCTGGAAGCCGTGACCAACCAGGAAGGCCGCGCCCAGGTGCGCAAGTACAAGTGGGAAGTGTTGATCAAAGAAGGCTCCCATACCACCATCGCCGCCGAGAGCCAGGGCGCGATGACCACCATTGCGACCGACTTCGGGCGCTTTAACAACAATACATTGTGGAACCGAACCACCGATAGAAAATATTACGGCCCGATCACCGGCTCCCAGTGGCAGAGAATCAAGGCCATAGTATCAGGCGGTATTACAAATTATTTCCGCATTCGCGGCGGTAATCTGCTGATGAGCCCGACCCCCACGGCGGGTGAAGCCGTTAATTTCGAATACGTTTCGAAGAACTGGGTCGATACTTCCGGCGGCAGCACCGCCAATGCGGACAAGTTCACCGGCGACAGCCAGACGACGGTGCTGGAGGAAGAACTGATCGTGCTGGGCGTGGTCTGGCGCTTTCTGAAGCTGAAGGGCCTGCCCTATGACCAGCAGTTTCTGGAATACCAGACACGGATGATCGAATACACCAACCAGGACGGTGCAAAGCCGATTCTGCGCATGGCCGGTCCAGGCCGGGCCATCCTTGCACTGAACGAACCCGAAGGAAATTACACCCTGTAACCCCACTGAGGAGAATATCATGCCGAATTTTGGCGGAATGGCGTACTCGAAAAGCAACAAAAGCGGCGGAATGAAGGCCAAGTCTGGCGCAACAACGGCTGCTGGCGGAAGTCCCTTTTCCATTACCGGGCCGGGACACTCGGCAGCAGCTAAAGCGTCAACAAATGCCGGGACTTTTAACGCTGCTTCCAAAACTGACAACTATGAAGCGAGTGGCAGCGCCACAATTCCTGGTGGAGCCAAGACAGCTTAATAATGGCCAATGACCTCTACGGAGAATTGCTTGCCCGTGCGCTTCAGCGCAGGGCACCGCCTGGGCATTTCCCCGCCTTCGTAACCCCCGGCGAGGCCAACTTGCTGCGCTCACGCGGCGGCGGCGTTGCCCCCGGCGGCGGCCAGTACATGGCTGGGGGCATACCGGCGTTCTTTGAGTACGGTGGCGATTACGGTGGCTTAGGTACGCCGGGTTATGGCGGCGGCGCTATGGGGTTTGAAGATTTTGGTTTTATGCACACTCCCGTAGAAGAAGACGAAGCTGCGTGGGAGGGCGTTGTAGCTGCGGGGCTGTCGGGGCTTGAGGGCTTTACCGCAGAGGATGAAGGCGATATGGGCCGAAGCCGTTCTGACCAAATGGCAGCTTTTCTCGCAGCCAGAGCAAAGGCAGAACAAGAAGCTGCAGCAAAGGCAGAACAAGAAGCCGCTGCTGCCTTGGCTGCGGCGGTTAAAAGCGATACGTCAGCCATCAGCAGCCAAGTTAATCCATCTTTTGCAGCTGGTGTGGAAGACTTTACCCCAGGTGGATGGGAAACTCCCGGTTTCGAGGGGGAGCAAGGCATTGGGACACCGACGGACCCCGGCGACACCGATTCTGACGCTGGCGTTGCTGCGCAACAGGCTGCCATGGAAATGGCGCAGCACGAAGTCAATACCGGCAGGATGTCTCAAGCACAGGCTTTCAGTGCCCTTGATGCCCCCATTGATAGGGGCGGATTAGGTAGGTTTTCACCAGCCGTCGGTTGGGGCATAAATTCAGAAACTGGGTTGGCATCATTTGCTGATCTGGCGGCGTTGAATGCCCAAGACCACCAAGGGTACGCCATCAACAATCCGCAACCAACAGCAGCCAGCATAGCTGCCTCCCATGTATTTTCCCAGCTCAACCCAACCGTAGCCAATGCGGTGATCGGGCTGTCAAGCCTCGTTGCGCCCGGACCAGCTGGATTTGCGGCCACCATAGCAGCGTTGATGGAAGAGAAGGGCTTGCTGAACATACCCGCCATGCGCTCCATTCCCGGCATTCAAGCCATCAGTGATATTTTGGACATTCCACAAGACTTTGTTGCTGAGATCATGCGGGGCATAACTGACCCGATAGGTGATGTTTTGTCGCAAGGGACGGATGCGTTAGCAGATGCACTGTCGGGATTTCTGGGGCCGGAGGAATCAGCCGGGCCTGACGATGCGGGCGAAGTAGAGGGTGGTGCCCCGGATATAGAAATAGAAATCGTGCCTCCCATCGCTACTGATACGGATGCACCGCCAGCACCACCGGCGCGTACATTCGCGGATGTGGACGATGAAACGCGGCGAAGAATACTCGCCAATATCATCAGCGGCTTGCAGCGGACAGACCGCCCGACGGAAGGGGCCACCGCATTTGGCCCGTTGTTTACTTAGAGAGATGATGAGATGGGCCTAGCACCAATTCGCATCACCGGGGCCAACGCCACCGTTCCTGCTCCCATCGGCGGCCTGAATACCCGCGACAGCGTCGATCTGGTGCCACCGACAGACGCGATCAGGTTGGATAATTTCTTCCCGGCTCGTTCCCATGTACAAGTGCGAAATGGCTATACGGATCACGTCACCGGCTTGCCCTCCACGGTGCAAAGCTTGATGGTCTATAATTCCGGCACTGCCAACACCATGTTCGCCGCTTCCGGCACTGCCGTCTATGATGTTACCTCTGCTGGTGCGGTTGGCTCTGCCGTCATTACCGGCCTGTCGAATGCACAATTCCAGTGGGTAAACACGACCACTTCAGGTGGGTCGTTTTTGTTTATTTGCAACGGTGAGGATGCGCCCCGGCACTGGAATGGCTCAGCCTGGGCCACCCCGACTTTGAGCGGTGTGACGGCAACGGATATTGTCAGCGTGACGGTTTTCAAGGAACGGCTATTTTTCGTTTTTAACGACTCTTTGACGTTTGGCTTTTTAGCCATAAATTCGATAGCCGGAGCGGTATCAGAATTCAATCTTGGCAGCATTTTCTCCTTGGGCGGCCAGCTTCAGGCCATCGGCACCTGGACGCGGGACGGAGGCGCGGGGCCGGAAGACAATGCCCTGTTCTGGACCGACCAGGGCGAAATCGCCATGTATGCCGGGACCGATCCGGCGGAGGCCACCAAATGGTCGTTGGTAGGCGTCTACCGCGTGGGCCGACCCATTGGCCGCCGCTGTATAATGAATGTGGGTAGCGACTGCTATCTGATAACCGAGAACGGCATCTTGCCGATGACCCAGGTTCTGGGAACCGGCGAGGCTGCGCCCAATCGGGCCATCAGCGACAAGATCAGCCTGACCTATAACCAAGCTGTGGTTAATTATCGCAATTCGTTTGGCTGGGAGGGGCAATTATACCCACGCGGCGGGTACGGTTTATTTAATGTCCCTGATTCCGGCAGTGGCGCGTTCGTGCAATTTGTCATCAACCTGGAGACTGGGGCATGGGCGCGGTTCATCGACCAGAATGCCTACACCTGGGCGGTGTTCGACAGTGATTTATATTTTGGCGGCAACACCAAGGTTCACTTGGCCGATTCCGGTGCTTCCGATGGCGGGGATGCCATAGCGGCCACGGCCAAGACCGCCTTCATCTATTTTGGTGGCCGCACCGGCCCCAATCGCTACACGGCGATCCGTCCGGTGATGGCATCCGACAGCCAGCTGACGGTTTCTTTGGGTTTTGACGTAGATTATCGTGATGGAGTATCTGTATTGACGCCATCGACTGGGGAATCCGATGCGGCGACATGGGATACCGCAACTTGGGATGTATCGGCTTGGGCAGGGCCGATCAATACACAGTTGGAATGGTTGAGCGTGGCTGAAATCGGTTGGAATGCGGCTGTCCGTCTGCGCACCATGACAAGTGCGCAATCGGTACGCTGGCTGGCAACCGACGTGCGCTTCGAACAGGGCCAGGGAGGTTTCTGATGCTTAGGGACCATGTCTGGGATTTGCTGGCACCGGCCACCGTTGCATTTGAAAACGTCTCCCGCAACGAGGTGGAAAATGGCATCGCCAACGGCGACTTCCAGCTTTTCATCAGTGAGCATTCCGCCGCCGTCACTTGCGCCTTTGGAAAGTCACTACGGATTGGCCTTGCAGGCGGCGACCTGGATGAGCTATTGGATATTGAAAAGGACATCTGCGATTACGCCCGTAGCCACGATTTCGACAGCATCGAGATCATAGGCCGCCCCGGCTGGGAGCGGGTCTTGCAGGGCTACCGGCGTACCGCCGTCCTGATGCGAAAGGAGCTAGATTGTCATGGGCTTCATTAGTAATCTTTTCAGCAGCCCCAAACCGCCGCCGCCAATAGATTACGGTCGTATTGGTGCGCAGCAACAGGTGGCGAATGAAGAAGCTGTTCGTCTGGGCGCAAAACTGGGTCGCCCGGATGTTGTTACGCCGTATTCCACGACGACCTTTCGCGAAACATCACCGGATCAATGGCTTGCCACCCAGACTCTTGCCGCGCCTTACGAAGAATTGAGGGCTGGCGAAGCTGGCATTCAATCGGGCATTCAAGGATTAATTGATGATCGGCTGGGGCAAGTCCCGACAGGCGCTCTGGACGTGTCCGGTTTCCAGGCAGAACCCACACGGTTCGATTATTCAACCGTATCGGCCCGACCCGAATACGATACTTCGGGGGCGACTTATCGGCTGCCGGAATACGAAAATCTCGACGCCTACACAAGAAGCGCGGCGGACCAGTTTTATAATCGTGCCACGGCGCGGCTCAACCCGCAATTTGACCGGGCTGAGAAAAATTTGCGGACGCAGCTGCTAAATTCGGGAATGCCCGAAGGGTCGCCTGCCTATAACGAACAGCTGCGCCAGTTCCGCGAAGGCAAGTCTGACGCGCTAACCGATTTAGCCAGTCAGTCCATCTTCCAGGGACAGTCGTTGCAAGGCAGTATTCTGGGCAATATTCTGACGGGGCGCACCCAGCAACTGGGTGAGATCGGCATGGAATATGATGTTGCCCAGCGCCGTCGCCAGCAAGAAATTGCCGAGGGGCAGCAACAAGTCGGATTGGACCGCGAGGCCAGGGACCGGCAGATTGCCGAAGCCATACGACTCAGACAGTTGCCCATGAATGAGCTGGCTGCGCTGATAACCGGCACCACCCCCTTCAGTCAGGCGGCTGTTAGTGCTGGCCCCAGAATAGCGCCCACCGCGACTCCCGCACCAGTTGATCTAGGTGCGCTGGCTACCGCTGGGCAAGCGGATGCCCTGGCGCGATATACAGGTCAATTATCGCAACAGGGCGCAGGCCTTGAACTCGCCGGAACTCTAGGGTCAGCTTGGCTTCGCGGCGCTTACGGCTCATAAGGACATAATCGCAATGGTTTCTTCCATTTATACGCCAAATAGGAAAATTGACTATTATCGGAAATTGGCTCAAGCGTTGCAGCCGAAAAAGATGATGGCCTTTGATCCCAGGCTAGCTGCGCAGAATCCTTACGCGCAGACGACAGCAACCAGTCTTGCCAATGTTCTTAGGGGCCTTGTGGACACCTATTCTGCACAACAGCAGTTAGGCAAAGCCGAACAGTTAGAAGCCGAACAATTAGCAGCGCAGAGAGCCATTGGCGGTCGGTTGGCGCAAATGCGGACCCCCGGCACAGGCCCCACGCTCGACATAACTGAGACCGCTATGCCTATAAGCGATATGGACATGGTACAGCGCCGTCAGCAGCAGGTGCGCCGTAGGCCGTTCAG